TTTGAAACTGATATGCTTATTACAAGTGCAGTTCGTGTAGAAGTCGAAAATGGAAATGATTATATGAACCTTTCTGGTTATGTATTTAATTTCCGTAATGACTTTATTCCTGTAACTTATACTCTTAATAACGAAGCTGGTATCAAGTATTTTGAGAGTCTTGATATTTCAATGAACACCCCTTATTATACTTATGTTTGGGGTAAGATTGTTTCTTCCACTCAGCGTATTGAGAAGCAGGTAGAGACTGCTTGGGGAGCTCCGCAAGTTGAATATACTACTCGTACTCTTCGTATGTGGGAAGTTGAAGGATGCTCACCTGAGTCTTACGAATTTGATGATGATTCTACAATTACTCTTGCAGAGTTTAAGCAGGGTCTTGCAAATCGTGAGCAGCAGAAGGCAGAAGCTAAAGCTCGTCAGGAAGCTCGTAATGCTTCTACCACCGGTAAATCTGGATTCCCCGCAACTACTGATGCGGATCTACCTTTCGGTGCTCCAACTTCTTCTTCTCCAACCGCAGCTTCTAACTTCAAGTTTTAGGAGGTAACCACATATGGCGATTGACATTTTTGCAATTAAACCACATGAGGTCAGTCGCGACCTCTGTGGTTACACTGTTCTTCTTTATGGTCAACCTAAGACCGGTAAAACTACAACCGCGGCTCAGTTCCCGCAAGCACTTCTTTGTGCATTTGAAACTGGTTATCTTGCTATTCCTGGTGTAATGGCACAGCCAGTAAATAAATGGTCTGAGTTTAAGCAAATTCTAAAGCAGCTTGATTCAGATCAAGCACGTCAGCAATTTAAAAATGTAATTGTTGATACTGTAGATATTGCATATGATCTTTGTGAGAAATATATTTGTAATCAAAATGGTGTTTCAACTGTAGGTGATCTTGCATATGGTAAAGGCTATGCTCTTGCAAAGAAAGAGTTTGATGAAGCTCTTCGCAAGATTCCTCAAATGGGATATGGTCTTGTAATGATTTCTCATGCGCAAGATAAGACTTTTAAGGATGAAAATGGCGATGAATACCAGCAAATCGTTCCTACTCTTGCAAATCAGCCTCGTCTTGTAGTTGACCGTATGAGTGATATTATTGGTTATGCACATCCCTTCCAAGAGGAAGATGGAACTGTTCATACTACTCTATTTATGCGCGGTACCCCTCGGTTTGTAGCTGGTTCTCGATTCAAATATACACCTGATAGTATCGAGTTTAGTTATGATAACCTCGTTAATGCAATTGGTGATGCAATCGATCGGCAAGCAAAAGATTTCGGAGGACAATACGTAACCGATGCCCCTACTCAAGCTCATGTCGCAGAACCAGAACTTGATTTTGACGCGCTTATGGCTCAGTTCAATGAACTCGTATTTAAGATTCAAAATGCAACTGGTGGAGCATTTGGTACGACATGGGCACCTCGCATTGTAGCTATTACAGATAAGTATCTAGGTAAGGGCAAGAAAGTTTCTGAAATGTCTCGTGATCAGGTAGAACAACTTGTACTTATTGTAGATGATCTTACGGAAGCTGTTGGTAATGGACTATAGAATGAATGTTGGTAATGAGCTTGCTCAAATAAAAAATTGTAAAACTATAGATGAAATTAAAAAATTTCTTGAAGATCATAATTTAAAATTTGATCATTGGTATCTTGATACAAGCACTTCTGAGAATACAGATACAAAAGGATTATATGTAGTTGCTTATTATCAAGATATTGATGGAGTATTCATTCAAATTAGTTTTAATTTTTAGGGGTAGACAACTAACGGGGAGTTAGGACCGCCTGCTAAGCGGATCGTACTCTGAAAAGAGTATTGGTGTCGGATACCAGTTGCCCCGCCAGATTATTTCAGCCGTTCTCTTCGGAGAGCGGCTTTTTTATTTGACAGAAACAAAAATATATGTTATAATAAATTAATAAAAATATCTATGAAAGGAGTGTAATGGCAAAATTAGCACCTGTTAAATGCCCTTATTGCGGCCAGTCCTTTCAGAGAGAAACTACAGAATTTGTTCAGCTTGGCCGCAGATATGCTCATAAAGAATGTGTAGATATGGTAAAACAAATTCATGATTATATGCAACATAAATTGGGAGAAGGATATTCAAAAACAAAAGTTGAAACTCAAATTAAAAATTTTGTTTCAAAAGAAGGAATGAGTATTGATTCTATATATAAAACATTAATATATTGGTATGATGTTAAAAAATCATCAACAGATCAAGCGAATGGTGGTATTGGTATTGTACCATATGTATATAGTGAATATTTAACTTATGCAAAAAATCAATATGAAAATTCTCAAATAAATAAAAATAAACATATTGATGATTTTGTAGGAAAGACTCCAACAGAAATAACTGCTAAAGCAACTCCAATTAGAAAACCGCGACATGTCAAGTTTTATGAACTTAGATAGGAGGTATACGTTTGAATGAACTTAAATATGTAGATACTCCTGCTACAGTTCAAGTGCTTGGATGTATTATTAATAATCTTGATATATTGAATGATTCAAGATATGAATTATTTGATGATGATTTTCCAAAAGGGTTTCATAGAACATTATTCTCTGCATTAAGTAATCTTGCGATGCTTGGTACAGAATATATTACTCCGCAAACATTAGAAGATTATTTAAGTGATAAACCACAAAGTTATGCAGAGTATAAAGCAGGAGATGGTCCAAGGTTTGTTAAATCATGTATGGCAAATGCAGATTTTCAAAATTTTGATTATTATTATAATCGAATTAAAAAACTTACATTGATGCAAACATATTGGGATGTAGGATTAGATGTATCTTGGTTATATGATCCAGACGAATTAGATATATCCAAGAGAGAACAACAGAATAAATATTTTGATAGTTTATCTTTGACTCAAATTGCGGACGCCGTAGATAATCTAATGCTTAAAGTTAGAGCTGAATATGTAGATCATACTACAGATGAAAGCATGTCAGCTTCCGCAGGTATTGATGAACTATTTGATTCTCTTGGAAAAGATCCAGATGTTGGACAACCAATGTATGGTAGTATGATTAATACAATTACACGAGGGATGAGACTTGGAAAATTTTATTTGCGGTCAGCCGCAACTGGTGTAGGTAAAACAAGAACAATGGTTGCAGATTTTTGTAATTGTGGATGTAATAAAATTTGGAAAGATGGAGAATGGGTAGACAATGGACTTGCATTTCCTTCGTTCTTTTTAAGTACAGAGCTCGAGCTCGATGAGATACAAACAATGATGGTAGCTTTTCTTGCAAATATTAATGAGGAAAATATTCTTAATAATACGCTTAGTTTTGAAGAAAGAGAAAGAATAAAAGTTGCAATAGAAATTATTAAAGAATCTCCATTGTATATTGAAGTTATACCAGATTTTAGTCTAAAAGATATTGAAAATGCAATTAAAAGAAGTATTAGAATTTATTCTACTCAATACTTTTTTATTGATTATATTCATACTTCAATGAAAATTCTTGAAGAAATTACTAAAAGATCTGGTGGAGTGAGACTTCGAGAAGATAATATTCTTTTCTTATTAAGTGTAAAATTAAAAGAAATTGCAACAGAATATAATGTATTTATTTTAAGTAGTACGCAGTTAAATCAAGATTGGAAATCCGCAGATATTCCAGATCAAAATCTTCTTCGTGGTGCAAAGAGTATCGCAGATAAAATTGATACAGGTATGTTATTATTAGATGTAACAGAAGAAGATAAAGAAAAATTACAAAGTGTAGTTGGTAACAATGGTATGGGGATGCCGAATGTAAAAATGTCTATTTACAAAAATCGTAGAGGTTCTTATAATAAATGTTATCTCTGGATGTATGCAGATAAATCTACATGTCGATTTGACGGAGCATTTTGTACAGATTATAATTATGAATTAATTCCAATTACAGATACAAGAATCCATATGAGAGTGTAGGATAATAATATGATTGATACAAGATTATGTAAATCAGAAGAAGAATTACTATTAGCGATGCAATATGAAAAAGATAAAGTATTATTATCCCAACATCGATCTAAGTTATTTAAATTAAAAGCACAATTGCAAAATTTAGATTATTTAATTTTCTATGAACAATCAACTATAAATAAGTTAGAAGAAGATATTAATAATTTTAAAAAACAATATGGCTATATGATAGTAAAAGAAGGAGGGGATGTATCATATCTTACGACAAAGAGTTAGTTAAAGAACAAATTGAATTAGAAGATGTATATAATTTGTTAGACTTTTTTGATGCAGAACCTCAAATGTTTAATACTTATATTATCGCAAGAACAATTTGTCATGGTGGCGATAGCCATAAACTTTATTATTATGAGAACACTCAATTATTTAAATGTTATAGTGATAGTTGTGGTAGCTTTGATATATTTGAATTAGTTCAAAAAGTAGAAGATATTAAAGATTTAAATGCCGCAGTATTTTATATAGTAAATTTTTTTAATCTTCAATCTAAAATTGATGAAGTAGATGAAGATTTTGATTTAGATACATCTAAATATATTGCACAAGTTACTAAATTAGCACAATTAGATGGATATAAAAAAGATAAAGTTATATTACCAGAATTTCCTATGGATATGTTAAATCATTATCCACAACCAGAAATATTAAATTGGACTAGAGAAGGTATATCTCACGAAGTGTGTAATTATATGGGAATTAAATATGATCCTGTAAATGGAAATATTTTAATTCCTCACTATGATGAAGATAATAGATTAGTTGGAATTAGACAGCGTACATTAGTCCAAGAGCAAGAAGTATATGGTAAATATAGACCTGCGCGAATACAGGGTAAACTTTGTAATCATCCTCTAGCATTTAATCTTTATGGTTTTAATCAAGCACGGCCGCAGATTAAACAAGCTCAATTAGCGATTATAGTTGAAGGTGAAAAATCAGTTTTGCAATATATGTCATACTTTGGAACAAAGTCAAATATATGTGTAGCTGTATGCGGCAGTTCAATATCTCAATATCAATTTCAACTTCTCTTGGATGCAGGGGTTAAAGAAATTGTATTAGGATTTGATAAAGACTTTCAAGAAATGCGTGGAAAAGAATATGACGATGTTGTTAAAAAAATTGACAACATTTATAATAAATATAAAAATAGAATTACAATTAGTGTATTATTTGATAAATGGAATTTACTAGGATATAAAAATTCACCACTAGATTGCGGAAAGGAGGCTTTCTTATATCTATGGAGGAACAGAGTTATGTGTTAAAATATAGAGAGAAACATCCTCGTTGTAGGTATTGTAAATTTAAAAGGCATGTCTGTCCGCCCGCAGGAAATTGTTGCGGATATAATAAATGTATTCTTAAAGATAGACATTTAACAGAATGAGATTTTATATTTTGGATATGGCAAGGATGTTTTTGCAAATGGTTTAAACCAAGGGAGGATGACATTGATATATAAATTATTTAATGAACCTACTCAAGGAACAATGCGGCAGATTTTATATAACCGTGGTATAAAAACTAAAGAAGATCAAGATAAATGGATTAATGCCAATTATTGAACAGATGTAAATTCTCCTTTTGCTTTTGGTGAAGATACTGTTATGAAAGCTGTTGAATTTATGCGTACTTATGTTATGCTTCATATGCCTATTACAGTAGTTGTAGATGCAGATGCAGATGGTTTTACAAGTGCCGCAATCTTTTTAAATTATATGTATGATTTATATTCTTATAATCAGAGTAAAGCAGAAACTCTTACTAAATTACATTATATTTTACATAGTGGAAAACAGCATGGACTAGAAGATGTTATAGATCAACTTTTAGAAGATGATTCAAGTCTTGTCGTAATTCCAGATGCAGGAACCAATGATGTTGAACAAATGCAAAAATTAATTGATGCTGGAAAAACCATCCTTTGTATGGATCATCACGAATCGGATAATTGGCTTAAACATGACAGATGTGTAATTATTAATAATCAAATTTGTGATTATCCAAATAAAGATTTATCTGGAGCTGGTGTAACTTGGCGTATTTGTCGAGCATATGATATGGTTATGGGATTAACTGATCTTGAGGGATGGCCTGGTGCTTTACAATACGCTGACCTCGCGGCACTTGGTAATCTTTCTGACATGATGGATTATCGTAGTGTAGAAACTAAAGCTATTATTGATATGGGTTTACAAAATATTAAAAATCCTTTCTTCTATTATATGTGCGAGAAAAATAAATTTAGTATTGATAAAATGGGCGGAATTAATTATATGTCAATGGCATTTTATGTCACTCCATTTATTAATGCAATTGTTCGTTCTGGCACAATGGAGGAAAAAGATTTAGTTTTTAAATCAATGTTAAAATTTTATGCTTTTGATAAGATTGAGAGTGGTAAACGTGGTCACAAAGGAGAATTGGTACCAAGAGTTGAAGAAGCAGTTAGAATTGCAGCTAACGTCAAAGCTAGACAAACAAAGCTCCAAGATGCTGCAATGGATTTGCTCGAGCAACGAATTCGATCTGACAGATTGACAGAAAATGGTATTATTATCTGTTGCTGTGAACCCGGAGAAGTGGAAAAAAATCTCGCCGGACTTGTCGCCAATAAGATTCAAGCGAAATATCAGCACCCATGTCTTGTCCTCACAAGATCAAAAGGGAAAGATGATAAAGAGTATTATTATAGAGGAAGTGCCAGAAATTATTCTATGTCAGAAATAGAAGATATGCGGCAACTCTGTGAAAATACTGGCGATGTAGAATATGCGCAAGGTCACAGTTCTGCGTTTGGTATCTCTATTCCTGAATCTAAATTAAAAGATTTTATTAAAAAGACAAATGCAATCTATAGTGAAACCGCACAAGAGCCTGTTTATTGGGTTGACTTTGAATGGTTTAATAAAGATATTGATAGTCAAAAAATCTTAACGATTGCTCAAGGAAAAGAATTTTGGGGACAAGGATTACTTGAACCTTATGTCGCTATACGTGATATTCCCCTAGAGTCTGTTCAACTTCTATCTCCAGATAAACATCCTACATTAAAGATACATTTATCTAATGGAGTGGATATTATGAAATTTAAATCTTCATATGAAGAATATGAACAATTTATTAAACCAAATATGTATTTAACTGCGGTTTGCAGATGTGCTAAAAATGAGTGGGCTGGGCGTGTAACTGCACAACTTATTATTGAAGATTTTTATATTAGCGAAAAATGGGTATTTTAATGGGATTAAATATATTATCTCTATGTGATGGAATGGCTTGCGCACGCATTGCTTTAGAAAGATGCAATATAAAAATTGATAACTATTTTGCATCTGAAATAAAAGAAATTGCAATTAAGTGCGCAACCACTAACTATCCTGATATTATTGAAATAGGAAATGTAAAAAATGTTTCTTATCAAAATAGAATATTAAAAACTGAAAAAGGTAATTTTGAAATTGATCATTTTGACTTAGTTTGTTTTGGATTTCCTTGTCAAACTCTTTCAATTGCTATGCCAACAGATAAAAGAATTGGATTAGAAAATCTAGAAAAAAGTGGATTATTTTATGAATGTTATAGAATTTTAAAAGAAGTTAATCCACCATTCTTTTTTATTGAAAATGTCGCATCTATGAAAGAAGAAAATAAAAAGTTATTAAGTGAACTTATAGGTTGTGAACCTGTAAAAATTGATAGTCAAATATGCGCACCAGCGATGCGAAAAAGATTATATTGGACTAATCTTCCGCATACGCCTTTCGTTAAAGATGATTCAATAACATTAACATCTATTTTAGATAATGGCTGAGTAAATAGAAAAAAGGCTAGAGCTTTGCTGGCCGGTAGTGACGGTGGTTTAAATTCTTGGAGACATATGCCCGCAAGATTTAGGCGTTATTATTATTCTCGTTTTGATAATCTTGTTTTTGAAAGTGAGGAAAATTTTAATAAGTGTCTAGAATTAACAGAACCTTATATTAAATTATCAGCTAAAGAATTTAAAGAGCAAACTGCTAATGATGAAGAACTTATTAAAGAGACATCTAAAGCAAGAGTATTATCTAAAACTGAAATGGAAAAATGTATGACTGTTCCTGTTGGATATACAAATATATTAACAAGGGATGAGGCTTATAATGTTTTAGGGGATGGATGAACAATAGATGTTATCTGCCATTTTTTTGAACATTTGACAGAAACAAAATAATATGGTATAATTAATTTAGAAAATTAAGAGAGAAAGAGGTTGGAATGGCGCGATTTGAGATGCATAGTCATAGTGATATGAGCAATATTCGTCTTATTGATTGCATTAATACAGTTGACTCTCTTGTTGATTATGCCATTGAAATTGGTCTTGAAGGTATTTGTCTAACTGATCATGAAGCTCTTGGTAATTGGGTTAAACTTGATCAAAAGAGACAACAAGTTCAAAAAGATCATCCAGATTTTAAGATTGGATATGGAAATGAAATTTATCTTGTGGATGAACGTGGGGCTGATAATATTCACAATAATGGTGGAAAATATTTTCACTTCATCTTAATTGCTAAAGATCCAATAGGTGCTAAGATGTTGCGGAAACTTTCTTCAAATTCTTGGATGAATAGTTATTTTGATCGTGGTATGGAGAGAGTTCCCACTCTTAAAAGTGAAGTTGAAGCCTGTATTCGAGAATTTGGTAAAGGTCATCTTATTGCATCTACTGCTTGTCTAGGTAGTGAATTAGATTATTGTATTCTTGAAATGGATAAGGCTGAAAAGCTAAATAATCTTGAAGGTAAAACAGAATACTACAATAGAATTGTTGACTTTATTGAGTGGTGTGAATACTTCTTTGGTGATGATTTTTATCTTGAAGTACAACCTGCTCAGAGTAAAGAGCAATTAATTGTTAATAAACGTATGAAAAGTATTGCAGATTACTTTGGATTAAAAGTTGTTGTAACAACCGACGCACATTATCTTCGTAAAGAAGATAGAGAAGTTCATAAAGCTTTTCTTAATTCTAAACAAGGTGATCGAGAAGTTGATAGTTTTTATAGTTATGCGTATCTTCAGACAACAGAAGAAGTAATTCAAAATCTTGAAGGAACAGGTTTTGATTATTATATGCTTGAGTTGAATACTCATGAAGTAAAAAATAAGATTCAAAATTTTGGTTTTGAACATAAGCAACAGGTTCCGCAAGTTCCAGTAAAAGATTATCCTAAAGTAATGTCTAAAATGGGATATAAAACTCTTGATTATCTTTATTCAAGTGATAATCCGCAAGAAAGATATTGGGTAAATTATTGTTGCGATAAACTTAGAGAATTAAATCTTTTTAATGATATTTATCTTGCACGACTTGAAGAAGAAGCTGATATTCAAAAAGTAATTGGAGATAAACTTGGAACTTGCATGTTCGCATATCCAATCTTTTTGCAGCATTATATTGATTCATTCTGGGAAATTGGATCTACAGTAGGTGCGGGACGAGGTTCTGCATGTTCTGGATTGAATCATTATCTTCTTGGTATTACTCAGCTTGATCCAATTAAATATAATCTTCCTTATTGGAGATATAGTAATAAGGAACGTATTGAGCTAGGTGATATTGATATTGATATTTGTCCATCAAAGAGAGAAGAAATTTTTGCTTCAATCCGAGAAGAAGTTGGACAGCTTGGATGTGTACAGGTTTGTACATACGGCACAGAAACAACACGTTCAGCAATTTCAACTGCTTGTCGTGGTTATCGTTCAAAAGATTTTCCTGATGGAATTGATAACGATGTAGCTCAGTATATGACAAGTCTCGCTCCAAGTGAACGAGGATTTGTTTGGCCGGTACATGATTTGGTTTATGGTAATGAAGAGAAAGATCGTAAGCCAGTTAAAAATTTCTTGGCAGAGGTTAGAAAATATCCAGGACTTCTTGAAATTATTGAGAAGATTGAAGGATTGATTAATCATAGAGGTATTCATGCAAGTGGCGTAAACTTTTACATGGATGATCCTTTTGATAGTGCTTGTTTTATGAAAGCGACAAGTGGAGCAATTGTAACTCAATTTTCTCTTCATGATGCAGAGTATTGCGGCGACGTTAAATTTGATTTTCTTGTTACAGAAATTCAAGATGTAATTGTTCAATGTCTTAATATGTTGAGTGAATATAATGAAGTTGATCAACATTTGACTCTGCGACAATTATATGATAAATATCTTCATCCAGATGTTCTTCCAATAGAAGATAACAAGATATGGGATACTCTTGCAGAAGGTAAAGTATTAAAACTTTTTCAGTTTGATAGTCAAGTTGGAAGTCAAACTGTAAAGATGTTGCGGCCAAGGTCACCACGTGAAATGGCAAACTGTAATTCTGTAATGAGATTGATGGCTGCGGAAAAGGGTGGAGAAACTCCAACTGAGAGATATAAAAGAATGAAAGATAATATGTCTCAGTGGTATGATGAAATGCGACGATGGAGGATTTCTTCATCAGATCAAAAGATTCTTGAAAAGTATTATCTTGAAACATATGCGACGCCCGCACAGCAAGAAGATATGATGATGATTTTGATGGATGAAGATATTTGTAATTTTAGTCTTAAAGAAGCTAATGATGCCCGCAAGATTTGTGCAAAGAAACAAATGAATCGTATTGAAGAATTGCATGAATTGGTTTTATCAAAAGCAACTTCAAGACAGCTTGGCGAATATGTTTGGGAAACTGCAATTAAACCGCAGATGGGATATAGTTTTAGTCTTATTCATAGTCTAGCATATAGTTTTGTAGGACTTCAAACAATTTATCTCGCAACATATTTTGATCCTGTCTATTGGAATACTGCATGTCTTAGAGTAGATGCAGGACTTGATGAAGATGCAAGTAGTAATTATGGTAAAATTGCAAAAGCAGTAGGTAATATTATTCATCGTGGTATTCCAATGTCATTAATTGATATTAATAAGTCTGGATATATGTTTGAACCAGATGTAGAAACTGGTAGTATTGTATACGGACTTAAAGGATTAAATGGTGTTGGTGGAGAGATTATTCAAGAAATTATTGAAAATCGCCCATATGAAGGATTAGTTGATTTCCAAGAGAAAGTCAAAGTTAAAAAGCCAGTTTTGATTTCATTAATTAAGAGTGGTGCATTTGATAAATTTGGAAATCGAGAAGATATAATGCGGGAATACGTTTGGTCAATTTGTGAACCAAAAAAGAGAATTACATTACAAAATTTTAATGGATTAATGGAAAGAAATCTTATCCCCGCAGAATTAACATTTGAAAAAAGATTATTCGTATTTAATAAGGCTCTTAGAAAATATTGTAGAGTTAATGATTATCTTTTGGTAAATGATAACTTCTATGATTTTTATGAAGAGTTTTTCGACGTAGATTTGCTTGAACCTTTTGAAGAAGGATTAGCAATCAAAGAAACAACATGGAAAAAAATATATACAAAAGGTATGGATAAAGCTCGTAATTATTTTAGAGAACATCAAGATGAATTGCTAAATCAGCTTAATCAAACTTTATTTAATGAAGTTTGGAATAAATATGCGGCTGGTACATTAGCTACATGGGAAATGGATAGTCTAGGATTTTATTATCATGATCATCCATTGAAAAATCTTGATAAGTTAAGTTATAATGTAATTCCATACAATCAACAACCGGATACTCCGCCAGTTGAAAGAACTTTTAAACGTAATGGTATTGATATTCCATTGTTTAAAACTTGTAGAATTGTGGGCGCGGTTGTTGCAAAAGAAGATAATAAATCTTGTATTAGTATTCTAACTCCTGAAAGTGGAGTAGTTACAGTTAAAATGAGTAGAGATTATTATGCAAGATTAAATCGACAAATGAGTCAAGTTCAACCAGATGGTACTAAAAAAGTAATGGAAAAAGGTTGGTTTACTCGTGGAACATTAGTAATGGTGAACGGATTTAAACGTTCTGGAATGTTCTTCACAAAGTCATATCGTCATACGAAATCTCATCAGTGTTATCGTATCTTGACGGGAGTAAAAAATAATGGTAAAATAGATATGACAGCATGGAGATGGGGAGAAGAAGGTGACGATGAAAACTAAATATTATGTAGGAGATCCTATGATTCCTTGGTGGGTTGAAAAATTGGCCCACCAAGGGCTTATTAAAGCTGTTAGAGAATCTGCCGCAATTACTTTCTTTATGGTTTATAAAGATAGCTTTGATGATACCGACGATCATTATCTTTATGATGGAGATTATATTGAATTAGATGAAGAAACTGGAGCTGTTACAATTGGTCACGCAGATTGGGAAAAAGCTCTTGCAGAAGATTTTCAAAAAGTAAATTGGGATAAATTTGTAAGTTCTTTAAGAAAGACAGTCAAAGATAAAGAACGGAAGGAAGAAAATGAAACCAATTATTATAGCAATTACTGGGCCTAGTTGCGCAGGTAAAGATACTTTAATGCGGCAGTTGTATTGAGAATTTTCTAAAGATTATGAAAAATTAGTTAATTATCCAGATGTATATTATATAGTTAGTTCAACTACTCGGCCGCCAAGAAAAAATGAAATCAATGATAGGGATTATCATTTTATCACTAACAAAGAATTTCTACATAAGATTATTAATAATGAAATGTTAGAATGGGCTCCTTTTCATAATTGGAAATATGGAACAGAAAAAAGATCAATTAGTGATAAACCTAAAGCAATTAATATTGGAGTTTTTAATCTCCAAGGAATTGATAGTTTAAATAATCAAACTGATTTTAGAATTATTCCAATCTATCTTCAAGTTCCTTGGAAAGAAAGATTGCGACGATCTATTAAACGTGAGGGACATTTAACTTTTGAAATGATTCGTCGCTTGTTCACTGATTATAAAGATTTTAAAAACCCATGGGAAATTTTAAATAAGAGTGGTAATCTTTTAACTTATTCTGGAGATTATAATATAGATGATGTCATGCGCGATGTTCTGGGCAAAATTGAATAACATATATAAATAAAAATACATTTAATAAGTAAGGAAAAATCATTCGATATAAAATGATAGGAGATCTATGTTAACATTATTTTCTACTGGTTGCCCTAAATGTCGAGTGTTAGAGCAAAAATTAAATAAACAAAATATTGCTTTTGAAATTTGTGATGATATGCAAGAAGTAATAGATAAAGGTTTTATGTCCGCACCAATTCTTAAACTTGGAGACGATTATATGGATTTTGTAACAGCTGTTACTTGGTTAAATGAAGAAGCTGCTATGAAATCTGAATGTGATAGCTGCCAAATTTAAGGAGTATATATATGAAACTTAATGTAAAATTAAATAAGAATTTTCAAACTCAATTTAATAAAATGGTAGAGAAATATGGAGAAGAATTTTTAAAACTCCAAGGTTTTGATGAAGCTACTCTTAGTTTCACAGATTTTATTGAAGGTTTCATTGATTCAGATAACGTAGCTAATACATCTATTGATGCAAATGCTAATATTGCTCAGAAAGATATTGTAACTTTACTTTCTGAAATGTCTAAACCAGATCAAAAATTATTAGTCTTTAACAAACTTTATTATGAGATTAATAAAAAATATGGATATAAAATTGCCAATGAAGCTATGGAAGCTATGTGGTCGTATTCTCTTTATATGCACGATTTTAATACTGCCACTTTAGTTCCATATTGTTTTGCATATGATATTAAACCAATAGCAGAAAAAGGACTATTCTTTATTCAAGGCTATAATGCTAAGCCTGCAAAACATTTAGATAGTTTTATTCAAATTTTAATGGAAGCAATTGCTTTCCTTAGCCGCAGACAATCAGGAGCTTGCGGCCTACCTAATCTAATTCCATATCTTTACTACTATTGGAGTAGAGATGTAGCTCAAGGATATTATACCAAAGATCCAGAAACTTATAAGAAGCAACAAATTCAGGCTCTTATCCATCGTTTAAATCAGCCTTGGGTTCGTTCAGATCAAGCTGCATTTACTAACGTAAGTGTATTTGATCATCCTTATTTTGAAGCTATCTTTGGTGGCGGAGAGTTTCCTGATGGTAGTTTTATGATTGATGAAGAAGATGAAATTATTGAATTTCAAAAAGATTTTATTAATGTCGTAAATGAAATTCGTGAAGAGAATGTATTTACATTCCCTGTTCTTACTGCATCTTTACTTTATCAGGATGGAAAATTTGTAGACGAAGAGTTTGCAAAATGGGCTTGCGAAGCATCCCGCAAATGGAATATTTTTAATTTCTTTACTGATTCTACAGTTAATAGTCTTTCTAATTGTTGCAGATTAAAGAGTGATATTACAGATCTTTATTTTAATTCAATTGGTGGTACAGCTCTTGAAGTTGGTTCTGCTAAAGTGTCTACTCTTAATATTGCACGTCTTGCTTATCAAAGTGAAAGCGAACAAGATTTCTTAGTTAAATTGCGCGATTTAACTAAACTTAATTTAAAGATTCTAGATGTTCAACGTAATATTATTTATCGTAATGTAGAAAAAGGTTTGCTACCAAACATTTCTTGTGGTCTAATGAATCTTGATGCTATGTACTCTACAGTTGGAGTAAATGGTATTTTTGAAACAATGAAGACATTTGGATATACAGAAGTAGATGACTTTGGTAATTATAGCTACACAGACCAAGCATACGATCTTGGACAGCGTATTTTTAAAGTAATTCAAAATTGCATTGATAACTTTGCTTTAGATAAAGATTATAAAATTAATATTGAGCAAGTTCCTGCAGAGCAGGCCGCAGTAAAACTTCAAAAAGCTGATGAATATTTATATCCCGATCAAGTTGTTAAAGATTTACCTTTATACGGTAATCAATGGATTCCTCTTGGAATTAAGGCTACTATCCAAGAGAGAACAAAAATCTGCGCGGCATTTGATAGTTATTGTAATGGTGGATCAATCGAACATATCAATGTAGATGCACCTTTTACTAATTTTGATCAAGCTTGATACATGTTAAATTGGGTTGCACAACAAGGTGTTACTTATTTCGCTTTTAATGGTAAAGTAGCTCAATGTAAAAATTATCACAGTTTCTATGGAAAAGTTTGTCCAATATGCGGCGAACCTGTAGAAACAGAATATACTCGTGTAGTTGGTTTTTATACTCCAACAAAGAGCTATTCTAAACAGCGTAAAGCAGAGTTTAACCTTCGTCAATGGGATAATTTAAATGAAAATTAAAGGTATTATTTTTGAAGATTTTATTAATTACAAAAAACCGTCTATGGTAATTGAGTTTCCATATTGTAATTTTAAATGTGATAAAGAATGTGGACAACAAGTATGTCAAAATTCTAAGTTAGCTAAAGCTCCTAATAAAGATGTTTCTATAACTAATCTTGTAAAAACATATATGAATAATAATATTACTGAAGCAATTGTTTTTCAAGGACTAGAACCTTTTGATTCAAAAGATGATCTCTATCAATTAATAAAAGTATTTAGAGAATATACTAATAATGATATTGTTATTTATACAGGATATACTGAAACAGAACTTGATTATGAAATTGAAACATTAAAACGCTTATTTAAAAATATTATTGTTAAATTTGGCCGTTTTATTCCAGATCAACAATCTCGTTTTGATGAAATTTTAGGCGTAACATTAGCGAGTTCTAATCAATATGCTAAAAAGATTTGTTAGGAGTTTCTATGGTTTGTTGTTGTGCTTTAGCTGGAACAGCAGCTTGTAATAATTGTTTTAATAGGACAGGTAGCTATAGTTATTCAACTAATACAACTTTTCCTGATATTAAAAAAACTCAAAACAATCCTATTATTATTAATTACAATTATATAATCCAAGAACAAAAAAAGAAGAAGAAAAAGAAATAATAAAAGGGTAGATATTTGAAATATCTACCCTCTATTTTTTTATCTATTGACAGAAAAAAATTTTTTTGTTATAATATATATAGAAAATGATGAAAGGAGTGTTTTTATGGCTGATGTAGCACTTGGTAATTTATATGAACTTAATAAGCAAGTTATGGCACAACTTCCACCGCAGAGCGATGAAATTTTAAATCGCAATTGAACAATTATTGGAGATTGATTTGGTAGAGATCAAGATCGATGGTTCATGCTAATGTGTAAAGAACGTTCTGATTTTACTTTATTTCATATTACAGACCATCAATTTGTAAAAGCTATCCAAGAGTTGAAAGAAGTACTAGAAGAGCGTGGTCAAATCCTTGCAATTCAATATTTACATGGTGAAGATGCTTTTGAGATTTGAGTAAAAAATGATGAAGAAGTATTTATGTTTATGCTTTTCTCTGCGGGATGAATGGTAATTGAAATTTAAGAAGGTGACTAAAATGTACAAACTAGTTGTAATAGCAGATCCTTTACAGGAAACAGAAATTTATGAAGTTACTTCAATGGGAGATTTACATAAAATTTCTCAGTTAAAAGTTCCGCAGGAGTCTGTTGAATTTATTAAAAATTATTCTAACAGTGTTAAAGAAAAAGTAGATGTAACTTATGTAGGACCTACAGATTATATTCGTTACTTTATAAGTCAAGCTAATAATCTTGAATATGTATATGCGCATATGAATGAAATTGGAGGATAAATGATTAAATATCTAATTAAGAATACTGCAGAAATTCGTGTAGAGTCCGAAGAAGATGCCAATGCTCTTCATAAAGAATATGAAGATTTTGCTCGTGATAATGCTTATATTCTAAATTCTTGGTCGCAAACTTATCGTACTAAAAAGTCTGGCGGAGAAATTGTAGAAGAATGGTGGATTTGTAAAGTTGTTCTAATCTTTAACGATGCTAAGGCTCCTGATATTCCTCTTGATAATATTGATTTTAATATGCAAAAACTTATTTCTATGGATAATATTTCTCCTTGGGATGAGGCGTAATGAAATTTATGAGAATACATTGCACAGATAAATCTGATGATTTTATTATAAATATTAAATATCTTCCAGGTGCGCATGAGCTCGAGCAGGTAGAGTGAGGTTCTTGAATTGATCTTTATACTTATGAAGAAACGAGTTTAAAGCAAGGTGATCAGAAATATATTAATCTTGGTATTGCAATGAAATTACCAGAAGGATATGAAGCAATTGTAGCTCCACGTTCTTCTACATTTAAAAATTGGGGAATTACTCAGACCAATAGTATTGGAGTTATTGACTCTACTTATTGCGGAGATAATGACATTTGGATGTTTCCTGCTCATGCAACTAAAACGATAACGATTCCCGCAGGAATACGTATTTGTCAATTTCGAATCCAAAAGGAACAACCTAAAATTACATTTAATAAAGTTGAGACTCTTGGAGAGAAAGACCGCGGCGGGCTAGGGAGCTCTGGTCTATAATGCGGCGAACACTAGCGTTGGATCAAGCTAGTCGTGTCACTGGCTGAGCTATTTATGATAATAAGAATTTAGTTACAAGTGGTCATTTTTCAATCGCCGCAAATAAAACTATGCAACAAAGATTGTTATCTTTTATTGATCATTTAAATGAATTAATTGATAAATATAATGTAGAAAAAATTTATTATGAAGGTATTCAATATCAAAATAATATTGAAACATATAAAAAATTAGCATATATTCAAGCTATGATTATATATAATACTACTGTTCATAATTTGCCTATCTTAGAATTAACTCCATCACATTGAAGAAGTCTTATTAAAGATAAACATGGAGTTAAATTTGGTCGTTCACGAGCTGAACAAAAACAAAAAGCACAAGAATTTGTAAAAGAACATTTTAATATTAACGCTACTGAAGATGAAGCAGATGCGATTTGTTTGGGGTACGCAGGAATATTAGAGGACGAAAAAAATAAATCTGCTTTTTAAAGCTAATAAAAAAGAGGGATATACTCGTAAGAGTATACCCCTTATTTTATTTTCAAGGATTATTCTTAGAATTAAGAGACTTTTGTAATCCTTTAACTGAATTAGGACCAAAATAACCATCAGCACCATCTGGGCCAACACTAAACTTATGTTTAATTAAAAATTCTTGAATCTTCTTAGAAGTATCTGGTCCCCAATATCCATCTACATCTGCACCGACTTTCTTTTGAATTGCTTTCACTAAAGCAGATCCAGTGCGTTCTCATGTAACAGATACAATACCTTTAAAATATTCTTGATTACCTTTAAGCTGACCAGAGATAACACCATCTACAGGTGTTCCTAAAGATTTCTGTCAAGCTTTGATTGTTTCATATCCACCAATACCATCTACTGCAAGTTTAGTAGAGGTTGTAGTCTTATTAGTGGTGGTAGAACTAGAAGTAGTTGTTTTAGCTCCGCCCGTAGTAGCACCTTGATAACGAAGAATGCAATCCCATCCATGACTATAGGTATAAATATTCTTTACATTAGTCTCATTACCAGACTGGTCACCGGTTTGGCCACCAGTTGCGCGACCACGTTCATCAATAGATGCCTGAGCAATTTTAGCGTTTCAACCATTTCCAGAAATAACTGCGGCAGTATGGTAATTGTCATTTAATAGAATATCACCGGGCTGTGCTTTAGATAAATCTGCGGGAATACGTTTCCATCCTCGAGCTGTAAGATTACTAGACATATTACCAGTATAACTTGCGCTTCCAGTATCAAATCCAGCCTTCTTTAAAGCTCAAATTACAAGGGAAGAACAATCACATTCTCCACCATCATAAATATTTTGACGCTGATATTGGTCATATCCAAGAGATCATACAGCACATGCAGTATACATTCATTCACAAAACTTAGTAAGTTTATCTGAATCTTTAACTCTCTGTTCATTCTTATCATTCTCTAATTTATTTTGTTTAGCTTTAATACGAGAAGGATAATCAATAACACATCAATTAAAATCTGTACAACCAGATACGTCATCATAATATAAAGCACCATCAGTTAAACGTTTAGTGCCTTGTTGTCACATACCAATGTCACCCGCGGCAGTTGGTCAATCACGCTGCCATCAAGCAATTCAATTAGCATATTCATCTAATTCATCTTTGTTAACATTATTTAATCAAGCAGAACCCTGTATATAGAGTCCCGCATAATATCCAGCTTTAATAAGAGCATCGCAGAAAGTTTTAATTATTGCAGTTAGTGTGCTCTTGGATAATTTAAATTGACGAGGATCTTCTACATCCATATAGATGGGCATATCAAAATCATGTCCTTTAAGTAATCCAATAATATGCTCTGCATCTTTCTTTGCTTCAGCTACAGAGGTGCATACAGTATAATAATACGCTCCAACATGTAGACCTGCGGCTTTAGCTTTTTTGTAATTAGTTTCGTATTGAGAATCGGTATAACGACCTAATTTAGTTTCATTACCACCACATTTAACAATTACGCCTCATAGATTATGTTTTTTTATCCATAAGGCGTAATTTACATTACCGTCTCAATGAGAAACATCAATAACGGCTTTACGTTCCATTTTTACTCCTTTGTGAAATGTTTTCCTTGAAGGAAGTCATCTGTATCATCTACAGAATCGCCATATTGAATTTCTGGAATAGCCATTGCATCTGCATATGTTGCAGGAAGGCCAATCATATTCTTAAATGCTTCGTACATACCAGTAGAAGCAAGACCACTAATCATACCAGTAACGATAGTTGGTAAGTCTAAAGTTCCAAAACTTCAAACAGCAGCTGCAACTCCAAGAATTGCAGAAATAATAGGAATAAAACTATTTAAAATTTTATTGTGTAAAGTATGTAAGGTATATCCAATACCTAAGCACGCAATTAAAATAATTGGTGATATATAATTAGTTATAGTTGAGAGGTCCATAAACTACTCCTCTTCTGGTAAATCTTCTTCCTCTTCTACGGGAGTGATATATCCTTCTTCTTCAAGCTCTAGAAGCATCTGTGCACGCTGAGTGTCAGAAAGTTTAGGATAAGAATCAATTACATCAACAGCATTTTCACCATGCTTGATTCGAAGAATAACAGCTTTTTTAATAATCTTATAAGCAACAGCAGTTACCATAATTATTACCTACCTTTCATTTATAATGGAATTGATACAGTTGGATTTTGTAATATGTAAGCAGAAGCTCTAAAATAATAATTACTAGAAGTATTAGTCATAGGCTCTGATGTCTGTCAGTATAAATTAGGCGTTAATGGAGTTGAATCAGTATATGCAGTTCCTCCATGTAAATATGCTCTATCTGTTGTTTTACCTGTTGATATATCTATTTCAAAAATAGGAGCTACTATATCTGTACCAGTAGCTATCGTGACTGTTTGATTTGCAGTTGTTGGTTGGCTAATCTTTAATATAATAAAAAACATACCTAAACAATTTCATCTTGCAAAACGAATTAAAGAAGGAGTAATACCAGAAGAAAAATTAAAAAATGTATTTGTTATACCAGTATCACTATTTTCATTAAAAAGAACAAAATCATTTTTATCTTGTATGTTATTTAATTTATCTCGAGCAATAGCATCACATATATCATACGTAGTATCCCCTACTTGAATTTGAGAAATTTTATTTGTATTTTCAGCCATTTTATTCAATCCTTCCTATGTATGGCGGCATCGTTCCATATATATTTAACATAGGCATTATTTTCTCCTTTTCTTTCTTTAGTTTTAATCTAAATCAAATTCTTTATTCTTAATGTTGAAATAAATTAAATTTCTTCTTCGGCTCCACCTAAGAGATCGGCCATAACAAGTAGAATATCATCAAGAGTTTCTTGATTTTCTGCAACTCTATCTTCAATATCACTACCAGCGAGTTCTGCTACGACTTCAAATAAATCATTAGTGTCAGATTCTATTGTATTAAGTCGTTCAGGACCTTTTGCTAAAAAGACATTATCAGCTAATTCTTTTTCTGTATAAAGAATATAGCGAAGAATAATCTCTTCTTCTTCATATGCTTCAACTTTAGGTTGATCAATTACATATCGAATAGAAGCACTTTTTATTTGAATAGAAGGATCTTCTTCACTAGGGAGATATTTGAAAGCACCCGTTGTTTCATTGATTATTTTAATGCGAGGATCATTTTCTTTTAAGAAAAGAGTTTCTCCTGTATTTAATTCAAGATAACTAACAAAATAATGACCTTTTTCAGGAACCATTTCATGATAATGAATAATTTTTTCTTTTTCTAAGTGACCCAAATTTAAATCGGGATCAAAAATTTCATTTCCTTCATTATCTAAAATTCGATATTGATTATCCATTGGAACTATTAACTCCTCTCTTTTGCTTTAATATTAATTATCAGAAATATCAACTACTCTAGCAGTTGTCTTTCATAAAAGCATTCTAGCTCTTATTTGAAATGAATTAGGAGTTATTGTAGTAGATCTTAAATTATAAAAAGATAACACACATCCTCCACCAGTGGATCCTGATTCTGATGCATTGGCCATTTCTGTTAATACTAAATCTGTAGGTGTACCTTCAATACCTACCACTCCTAATTGATGATATCCCTTTTTTAAATATTCGTCTTGAATATTTTTTGTATGATCCGAACTTAAAGTTCTTAAAGTAATACTGCTTGTTGTTTTACTAGGAAAATGAGTAGAACTAGAATCATTACAAACTCTAACTCATTTAAAAAGAGTCTGTTTTACGGTACCTGTAAGATTGCCTATAGTAGCAGCATTAGTAGTTGCTATATCAAGA